CCGTCTGGACACGCTGAAACGCAGCAGGGTCGATAATAACTATCGCTCGTCGCCCCGGAAACTTGTTACTTAACAACGGCTTGAGCCTCTCTCGCACGAACCTCAACGCCCCCATACCGTCAGAGATCAAGCTGTCGTACACGACCAGTCGCCCATCGTGCGTTACGCTGCCGACAACGGCTGCGGGCGTCAGCCCCGCGTCGACGCCGATCAGCAACGGGCTGTCGCTAAACATGGGAGTCAACTCTTCATCTGAGGAGTGAACCGTCCGGTCGAACGATCTAAACACTGGCTGTCCACTGAGCGATTTGCCGAACTGCGCGTGAATATACACGTCTACCCAGTCCTCAGTTTTCCCTTGTGCGAGGTTGTCATAATAGTCGTCAGGTAAGAACCTCGTCCAATCGGCCTCCGGTGCCAACCCGCTGGGCTGTATGGTTACATGCACGTTGCTAGGCGGCTCTGTGAGCAAAGTTTCCCAAAAAGTATCCATGTCAGGGGGGTTCGTCATGCCCCAAATGTGCATATTCGGCTTACCATCGTCGCTTACACACCCCACACCGTTCATCATTTTGTCGGGATACCGGCCCACACGACCCTGCGCGGCGTTGTAAATATCGGGGTGAATCTCCCTAAATTCGTCAAATATGATGAAACTAGCCTGTAATGAGAGCAATCTACGCACGTCATTGGCGTCATCTAGCCCTCTAAACAGCACTTCGCACTCAATATCACCCACTTTTAGGACGAATTTGTACTCTGTTTTGAGGAAAGACCCCATAATTCCATCAGGAATCCACTTCAAAAAGTCAGGAATTGACGTATCTCGCAGCTGTTCTCGCGTATTTCGTACCCAAATGGTCCTAGAACGCCTAATTCCGTCCTTACACGGGGCCATTCGTGCCGCATGGTGCAGGATTTTCATGATACCAGCCGTAGTTTTAGTCGATCCGACCGGTCCTACCGCCAAAGATATGAATTTTTCGGAGTAAAAGAACTCATCGAGGCTCTCGATGACCTCAAAGTCTATCTCATGTTGCATCGTCTACCGTTTGACCTTCGATGGTGATGGCATCGGACTGATCTTTGGCACGCGTTATGTTGATGACCACCTGTGGGCCACCTCCACCGGTATCCAACTTGGTATCCGGTTCCAACCTGCCCATCTTGTTGAGCATTTTTTGGAACTCTATCCGGGCCGTCGGGTTAATTGTGGGGTTTTGCATGTGACGGAACAAGTTATCTAGGTTCACTGCGCCCAACATACGGGCAACGGTCTCGATTTTACTCGGATCGTCTTCGATAGCCTGCAAGTCAGCAGGGGACAGAATGGCTTGGTCGACCTTTGATGGGTCTATTGCTTTGTACACATGGTTACTCATGCTCACACGTTAACACTTAGAGGGTTTTGGGTCAATGCAACTGAGTGGGGAGGAACAAACAGAGAACACTTGGAAAAAATAGGGGTCGCGATACACGTACTACATAAGGGCTGGGTGGGTGGCCCACCCCCCTCGGCCACTACCCCCCCTCTGTCAACCGCGCGCTATAGATAGGACGGTTAGATACACCTTCGGGTCACATCGTCCACAGTCGAAAGGTTGGGATTGTAGTTGAACCACGCGCGTTTTGTGTGTGCGGATGCGAAAGTTCTCAAGCGTCAACCGCTACTGCATGCGGGGAAACCAATCGGCTTTACCATAAGCGCGGACCGTGTATGCGTCACCCAATGTGACCTTGCGGCCGAACCCTACTCTGAGACAAGGTGGGGCACGCTGAATAACGTCGGATATCGCATTACCTCGCTGACAACGAGGCGCGGTATCTGTGAGCGCATCCGCGTGGTGCGTTCTCATATACCTTATTATCCATCAACTTTGTCTATGAAAGGACATATCATGTTATCTATCAAAGCTCTTAAAACTAAAGTGTCATCTATCAAGTCAGACACAAAGTCGCTTCGCGGCCGTATTCAAACTGTTCTCGTTCACACGGCTGGCCACGCCTACCAGCACCGCGATGTGACCATGTTCACAGAACTATACGCGGCGACTAGCGGTATCAATCGCAAGCGCATGGTCAAGTTTATCCACGATAACGGCTTCGCCACGTTGCAGAAAGACGGCTCGTTCAAGCTGAACAAGTCTGCTGTCAAGAACGCGGACTTCGACGACGGCGACGCTGTTGTTGAATACCTTAATGACCAAGACGCGTGGTATGTCGATGAGGAACAAGCTCCCGCAATCGTCAAGGCTCTTACTCCAGCAGTGTTACTTGAGCAGTTGGCTGACAAGATCGAGAACCCTAAGTCTGGCCAAGATGTCGTCGTTGACTTCGCTGCCTACAACGCCGCGATGCAACGTGTTGACGCCGCTATCCAAGCCCGCATCGCGGGCTAACTACTCCAATAATAGCCTTTATGACAAAATAGAGGCTATTTTACTTTGTCACATGGATTGTCATAATCCAAAGTTGTTTGTTTACAGGGGGTTGACCCCCCCTTTATGACATTATGACATTATGACAAAGATAAATAATAATATAGAGGAGGAAAAAAGCTCGTGCGTCCCGCTCGGATCGCGCGCTCCATCTCTATGCCCCCCAGCTTATCCCGTAGCTTTGTCATAATGTCATAAAGCTGCAATATCAAAGGCTTACAGCTGACCTTTTGTCATAAAGGTTTGTCATAAAGCTATTTTGTCATAAAGCCCCTCGAAATCTTTAACCTTGGAGGACATGCTCACATGTCAACACGAACCATACATTGGCACCACATTGCCGACTTGGCGATGAAACTATGCGGTTGCGTACTCGTAGCGGCTTTCATCGTGTGGTTGCTCGTCAACCTAGTAACCGGATGCGGCAACGTCGACGGCGTGTGCATCCTTCACCCCACCATCCCAACACAGGAGGTAATCCAATGAACGACACATCAATCATCGTCGTCAACATCCGTCACGTGTACGGCGAACGTAAAGTTTACCCACACTGCGACAAGGCGAAACACTTTGCGCATATCGCTGGCACCAAGACACTCACCCCCGTTGTTTGTGAGACCATCGAACGTCTTGGCTACCGCATCGAAACCGAAAGCGTCGAATGGAGGAACGCCTGACCTCATAAATCTAATCAGTTGACACCGTATCTGTTAACATGTAAACACGTGTGACATTACTTGCGCACGTCCGAATCTAACTGTGCATACAAGGAGAACCATATGCCATCATTTGCCCAATGCGAGAGCGCCGCCACTGCGCTACTATCCAAGACACCACATGCCGTCATCAACTTCGTCGGTGCGCCCGGCCTAGGCAAGACCGCGTGTACGCTCAAAGTCGGTGCCAACCTCGGTCTATCTGGCCCACGCATCCTTGTGGTGCATGTCAACAACCACGACATCGTCGACTTCACCGGCGTGCCAAGCGTCACCGACGACGGCATGACAATATTCAACCCACCCAAAATGTTCTACGACTTCCGCGAGGGTACTGGCCCCGGTCTTATCGTACTCGAGGAGTTGGCGCAGTCATCCACACACCACCAGACATGGGCGGCTGGCTTTATACTCGAACGCGAGACACCGACGTTCAAGCTCGACCCCGAGGTGCGCATCATATGTACAGGCAACCGTGCCCAAGACAAAGCCGGTGCCAAGCCACTACTAGGCCACCTTAACGACCGTATGTACCACATGGACATGGAGACAAGCGTTGACGACTGGTCTGGTCATGCCGTCGAGAGTGGCGTTGACCCTCTGGGTGTAGCGTTCATCCGCTTACGTCCTGACCTGCTCAACAACTACGACCCCAACAATCGTAGCAACGGTACACAGCGTTCATGGTTCAAGTTACTTACCGAGGTGCCGACCGACCTGCCTACTGATCTGTACCTTATGATCGCCGAGGGTAAAGTCGGTGAGGGTAACGCCGCCGAGTGGGTTGCTGCCCGTGACATGATGCACAAGATGCCATCTATCGACAGCATACGACTACACCCTGACCGTGCGGAGGTGCCGACTGAGCCAGCTGTGCGGTTCGCTGTTGCCACAGCGCTTTCGATGACGACGGAACCGGAAGCGTTTACTAGGGACATGCAGTACGTCAGCCGTATGCCCAAAGAGTTCCAGATGGTCTACGTGACCGACGCGCTCCGCTTACACCCCGAACTTCAACAAACCACAGACT